CATAGGCAGTAGTATCTGCGGGGCGGGTGATGGTAACTTCTACCGGCTCGCCCATCTTGCCGCCTACTGCAAAGTTTTCTGCAAGGGCAAAAACGGCGGTTTTAAAGGCTGCAAAGTTTACATAAGAAGTTTCTGCAAGGGTTACTACTTCGCTGCCACCGGTGCAGGCAAAGGTAATGGAACTGCTGCGCTCATCACAATCTATGCGGGTGGCGTTTAGTGGGAAATTTTTATCTGGCTGGCCAGCTACATCGTTGTTAATTACAAAGTAGTTTCCGGCAATGGTTATTGTTTTGGCCATGGTGTTTGGTTATTATGATTTTAAAATTCAAAATTGGTTCAGACCAAACAAATAAGTGAACAACATGGTTGTTATTTACCCCGCCGAAACCTTTAAGAATCCCTCTGCATCTTTGTATATTTTGCCCTCTATGGATGGGTCACTATCTGCAATGTCTACAATTCTAGGACCACGCATTAATGGGCTATCTATGGCAAAAGTTATCATTGCGCCTGCATCTATGGGGTACTCAAACACAATAGATTCTATGCTTATTGTAATATCGCCAGAATCTGCATTGGCATCTGCTACGCAAATTTGATTTTTTACACCCAAGGGGCTTATAATCTCTAGGCGGTCTCCTACTTTTATGTTGCTATTATCTAAACCATTTACATTTATGGTATCTACACTTACCCCAGCGGCAATGGCGCTAGAGGTTACACCCAATAAGCGGTTTTTAAACATGGCTTGTATTTGGCTGGTGTTTATTTCTACGGTACTGCCTAAGTTATTTACTATGCGGTAAAATTCTGTTTGCCCACCAGGGCCAGCCTGCAAAACTGCATTTTTAATACTCTCATAAGTGGCGCGGGCATAGCTTACGGCAAACCACTCACCATCCCAACGCTCGTTTTTAAAATCGTACTTGGCGCCGTTAAGTATATACACAAAGCCGCCGTAACTAATGCGGCTGCATGGCAATATGTTTGAACCTATAAAGGCGGTTTGAAACCTGCGCACGGGTTTTGTTTGGCCTGCTAGGATGTCTATTAAACGGATTTCGTTAAAATCGTAACCCGTGCCCGTTTTTCTAAACTTCCATTGGGCGGTAGATAATACCCATGTGGCGCCAGTCCACACTTCTATGTTGCCCGGATAGCTGGGGTCTAATGCTTCGCCAAAGATGGCATCTGGTAGGTTTATATCTTCGCTGTTTATAACGGCGTTTGAGTTTTGGCCAATGTATTCGTAGAAATCATCTGAACCCGTGCCAGTACTGCTACTGCTTGCGGCATATATTAGGCTGGTGTTGCCACCTTCGCGCACTTTAATGGTTGGTGTAACCCCAGAACCCGTAGAAACTATTACCACCGTAGGAACATCTACTTCGAACTCGTTTGCGCTATGCACACCCGTTGGAATATCTGGTGTTTGAAATGCCACCGGAACATAAACAGAACCTTGTATATTTGGGGTAAGGGTGTAAATAGTTTCGAAACGGTCTGCGCTGTCTGTAGTCCAGGTAAGGGTATTGCTCACCAAACCCTTTTTTAAATAGTTGCCTCCAATTTTTAGTTTAACCCTTACAATTACATGCACGGTTTGAGCAACTAAACCTATTCTAATATAATCTTGGTACTCTAAGCGCTTGCCTACCCCACCTACAATATTAGGCCTTAAGGTTTGGGTGTATGGCAAGTTTGTATTTGTATTGAGCATGTTGGCTCTTACAAATGGATATTTTAATGTGATGCGTTTAATGGGTGGGAAGAAACTCCATTGCCCATCTCCACCCGCGGCAAATGCATTAACAGCATCTATAGGAACAATAGCAGGTAATACATTATTTGTTACATAGTTGCCCGTGGTGCGGCTGTAAATACGTTCGTGGTAAGTAAAGCCATCATCTGCATTGTTGTTTACTTGAATAAATTTGTATAGGCCATTGCTAAACATTACCCGCAGGTTCCAGGCTTGGCAGATGGCTTCTAAAGCTTCGTAATAAGTTAGGGGTGTGCGTACATCGTTTTTGTCTGTTTGGCTTAATGAGAAATTGCGCACCTTACTAAAACGCAGCGGGCAGGTGGCACCGGTTACGGTTTGCATTTGGTCTTCGTACCATGCAGCGCAAATAGAAAACAGATTACTTTGGGTGCTGGCAAAGTAAGCAGGTGTTTTTTTAAGAATTTCCCAAATAAGGTCGCTAAAAGTGGCGTCTGAATCTGTAAGTGCAAAATCGAAAGGTAAATCTTTAAGGCGGGCAATGCCATCTACAGCGGTAATGGTGAAAGGATAAGGTTTGGAACGGTTTTTAAATACATTTTGGTCTTGTGATACATTGCCAATCCAAAACAAGTTACTCTCTACATAGATGGCCATTTGGAACTGATCTTCTTTTTCTTGCGAAACCACACCCAGCAACCAAGTTTCTAATGCTATACCTTTGGCATCGTTCTCTAGCATGAGGTTTACAGATAAGCGGCTACCTTTTAAACCCACGTAGCGTTCATCTGTGCTGTCTAGGTATTCTAAAGTTACGGGTGGGCCGTTTAATAAATCTAACTCGGTAACTAAGCCACCGTAAGTACTATCTATAAATTCTATAAGGCAATTTTTGCCCGTTAAATGACTGCGAAACCTTGCGCTAAATCTTGTTCCCATTATCTTGTTCTCCTATTATTGCGCTCTGTGTTGTTGATGGCAATAAGCATATCTCCACCACGCACCACACCGCCCACATTTAGCACGCTGTTGGTTGGTTCAAATTGGTATCTTTGGAATTGCGGACCATCTCCACCGCCCATACCTGGCATGCTACCACCACCACCACTACCACCCGCAGTAATAGACTTAGCTTGGGCGCTTACATAAGAACCCACGGCAATTAAAGCCGCACCCGCAGCAATGGCGGTAAATGGATTGGTGAAAGCCTTTTTTATGGCTGTCATTGTAATACCGGTAGCGATAGCCAACTGCCCTAACTGAACAGCCATAGAGCCCACGGCATTTAATAGCACCGCAGCACCTGCCTCTGCAAAATTACCGCCCTCTGCCAAAGCTTGCCCTAAAGTGGCTGCCATGGTGCCAATGGTTTGCTCTAAACCAGATTCTATGGCTTGCGTTGCTTGCAAGTTAAAGTTTGCCATATTATTTGCCCATGCTTGCGCGCTGGCAAGGCTTTGGTTTTGAAAGTTTTCTTGCGCTACCATTGCAGGCTTATAGTCTGCGGGGTTCATTTTTGGCATTGCACCCGTACCCGGAACACCTAACTCGCCTACAGATTGAGTTGGTCTTACAGTTAAATTTTTGGCTGCATCTTGCGCAATTTTCCTTTTTCTGTCTTCAAAATCTTGTGAAGCTTTTAGGCGCTCGTTTTGGTAAATCTTTTCAATGTTTTTAAGATTTTCTTCCAGCCGCGCCCTATCAATGTATGTTTTGTTAGAGGCTTCAAAAATTTCTTTTTCCTTTTGCTTTTCTGCCATTAGCTTAAGGTTGATGGCTGCCAAATCTTTGGCTAATCCATCGCTCATGGCTTTTACACGCAAATCTTCGCTGCGCAAATAACTTGCCGCGGCTTTGTTGGTGGCCTCGGCGTTTAGTTTCTTTTGCTCAATTACCTCTTTTTCTAAGGCTATTTCGCGCTCTATTTTGCTGTTGTAATTGTCTACCGCTTGCGAAAGCACTAAATAAGCCGCCACTGCAACCCCTATTGCGCCAATGGTGAGCGCGCCGTTTACACTAAGGATGGCAGGTAATACCTTTGCTTGCATTACGTTTGAGAAAACAGCCCATGCATCTATTAAACCCTCGGCAGCTTGTAAACCTTGGGTTAAAGCCATTGCAGCCTGCACCTTTAACAATGTTTGCTGCAAAACTTCATTTTCTGCACCAAACAAAGCCGCGGCACCTTGGGCGGCGCTGTATGCACCTGCCATACCGTTTATAACAGATAAAGAACTTGCAAGAATAGGCGTGCCACCTGCGTAGGCTGCTTGCACCTCTCGCACTACGGTGAGCTGGTCTTTTAACTCTCCCGCCCTTTCGGCAGCTAATTGGAAAGCTTTTGATTGCATGCCCTGAGAATCTGCAAGGCGTTGCGCATCTCTGTCTGCTTCCCTAAATTGTTGGGCAAGCGTTTGCGCGGCCTTTGCGGTTTTGGCTTGCGCTTGCTCCATTTTAGCACCACCCGCCACGGCTGCATCTGCCATTTTATTAGAGCCAGCCTCTACCACACTAGCCGCTTGGGCCATGTCTTTTTCTAGTTGCGAATGATCGGCCCCAAGGCCTATGTTTAAAAATCTTGACATTTATAATTTCTCTTTAAAATGGGCTGCCATTGCTTCTAACTTATCATCTATGGGCGGTGGTGGTGGGTCTGTGTTGTAATAATCATTTATTCGGCTTGGTTCGCCCAGCATAATTTCTGCGAAGGAAATAACTAGGCGCTTATTTTGAATAAGCAAAAGATGGTCTTTGTGGTTTTGCATTTTAACGTGCACATCTATGGCATTGCGCAGTGTTTTAGGAGATGCCTTAAAGAAATCTTTAGGGCGCCATCCTAAAACACCGGTGGCAAAACCTTGGAGCAAATCCATTGTCCAGCAACCTTGGAGCGGGTGGGCTCCAAGGTTGCGACTTAGTTTGGGTCTGCTGGCGCTGGGTTCATTACCTGCACAATAGAATCTGTGAGCCAAATAATAACATCGTTTACATCGTTAAACGTTGCCATTGCCTCCATGCAATCATCTTCGGTAATGTTATCTGAACTTTTAAACCCTGCGTTTAAACCAATGGCTGCAATTTCTGCATAGGTTACCACATCTTTTACAATGCTTTTGCCTTCTTCATTGGTTTGAGCACACTGGTTAATTTTGGCCAACACCTCGGCGGCATTATCTACTGCCATGGCTTTGCAAACCTTTAACACACCAGCCATGTTAAGGCTGGGTGTTTTGTCTTTTACTTTTATCATAGTTAAAAATTAAATTTAAACGGTGGTAACGGTAAGCGCGCCCGTTGGTTTGATGGTAACAGATACGGTGTTTACTGCATCGTTTTTAGTTTTAACATCGAAGCCAATAATGTAGGCGTTTCCGGTTAAACGAACATCTCCCGTTACATCGCTAAAATCAAAAACAATGGCTGCTTTTGTTTTGGCAATTTGGAGGTTCATTAAATCTACCGCGTAGTTTTTGGTAGGTGAACCAGGCTTTTTTTCGTACAACAATTCCAGCGTAATATCTGCGCTGTGAACGGTTGGAAGAACTTCATCCCATCCCAAAGAATCCTTTGTGGTAATGTTTTCTACCGCTGTTTTTAAAGAGAAAGATTCATCTCTTACGTTGGCAACCTCTAGGGTGGCTATTTTTACACGGGATTTATTCCCTAAAATTGGATCGGCCATAATTATTTTTTAATTAAATTGTTGTTACAGATTGTATTTGGTGCCCTTGGATGGTGGCTGTGAAACCATTTGCCGCGGCATTTTTGGTTTTGAGTTGAAAATCTATGAAGTAACCAAAGCCCGCTATTTGGGAATCTCCGGTTAAATCGTTGCTATAGCGAAACTCTAACTTGGTTTTGTTTATTTGCGCGGCCTGCATCATTTGAGCCATGTAGGTAGAGCCTTTGTAATCTGCCAACACATCGCCCTCATTAAACATAACATTGGCCACTTGAAACTCTGTGCCGCTTATTTTCTCGAACACTACCAGACAATCGGCGCTAAAATCTATGGAGCTGGCCTCAAAAGAATAACGCACCCAATCTGCGGTTAAAGTAACTGCCAACTCAGATAAAGTATCTGCCGCATCTAAGAACTTTATAGAAACCTCGCCAGTACCCTTAAGCCAGCAACTTACAAAACCATTGCTTTGAGTTACTGCAAATTCTTGGTGTACGCTGGTGCCTGCATTCCATACTACGCGGTTGGAATGTTTTTGTCCAAAATTATCGTTTGCATAAAAAGCGGTAACGGCAACACCAGAACCTTTTACCCAAGCACTGCGGCTTAAGTCTTCTGGGAATTGCAACTTATTATCTAAGGCAGCCACTATAAGTCCATCTATTGGGCTGGTGAGGCTGTGGTCTGTAGGCAATACTTCTTCATTGCCATAACTATCGCTTGTGGTAACATCTACCACCGCCGTTTTAATACTTACACCCTTGCCTTGTGCTAGGGCAGCACGCTGGCCACCTATATAAATGCCAAAAAAGTTTCCTAGAATTGGTTCAGCCATAATTAGTTTGTATTTGCAAAAATTAAATAATCTTGTTGTATCATGTAGACGCCATCTAAAGAAGCAGCATCTTGGTAATCATCTCTACTAGTTAGGTAAAGAATTTCTTTAATATCGTGTCCATCTATGGCGCCGCCTTGGCCATCTAGGCGCTGGCGGCAAAGCGTTGCTAAACCTATAAGTTGATTATAGCTTGCAGCATATATTTCTACCTCAATAATTTGGCGGCTTAAGCTGGTGTTTCCATCTTTGGTAGCCTCAAAATTATCGTTTGTTTTGCGGTAGACTATATAAGGCAAAGGGTCTTTTTGGTCGGCCTTTTGGGGGCGTATTCTATTGGCAACAATGGCAGTAATGCCGCTGCTACCCGCAAGCAGAAAACGCACACAATCTTGAACCAATTCTGCTGCTTTCATTTTACGGTAAACCCTTTCTTCTTGCCTGCATCGAGCAAAGCCTTTAAATATTTTTGCTGACCTTCATCTCTCAAAGAATCTTTGATTGACTCGAAAGCTTGTTTAATATATGGGGTAGCCTGCACCTTGCCCGTTTCTTTGCCCGCAAAAGGTTTGAAGAACCAAGGCCCTTTAAACTTTTTGAAGGTACTGCGGGCGGTATCTCCATAAATTAAACCCTCTTTCATGGTACGCTCGCTAGTACCAAACTCCAACAAATGGGCATGGTTTCCCGCATCTGGTCCACCGCCCTTAACATACCTAGGACCCACCCACAAACGGCGGTATGGATCTCTTTTACTGCGGTACATTTGAATAGAACGCAACAAAGAACCCGTTTTAACCGGCATATTACTGCGGATGGCCTGCGTGAGCTTTGCCCCAATTTCTGAAAGAATCTTGTAAGATTCATCATCTGGCACAGCCAATTCTTCTAGCTCCTTTGTAACCTCAGAAACATTGAACATGGCCGCGTACATTTTGCCATTGGAACGGCGGCTGGTAGCGCGCGAATCTAAGATGCGTTTTGCAGTACTCATACAATTGAATCTCCTACAATTCGCCAAACCTCGCCACGGGCAAAGTTTGTATTTTCTGTAACACTGCTTACCTGGTAGCGCAAACCATCTACCTCTATTTGCCACAAAGCATCTATGGCAACGCTGCTATCTTGCCTTATGTTTATTACAATGCTTGTTTTGGCATTGCGCTTGTCTTCTATAAAGCTCTCGTTTTGCGCGCGGGTGTCTATGTGAGCCCACACGCTCTTAGATAATGCATAGGTGCGGGTAACCTCGCCACTTGCGGTGGTTTGGGTTGGGATGTAAAGCCCAATATACCTATCAAATTTTGAAGCATCTACGTTCATTATCTTTTAACTAAGCTATTGCGGTAATCCCTTAATAAATCGTGTGCCGCGCGCGGCATAGCGGTTGGCATAGCATCATTTCTATTATCGTACAAGCTACGCGCGGTTAAGTAGATAGCATCTTTAATGTTGTCTGGAACCAAAGCGGGGTCTGTGCCATAGCCAGCAACAAACTCTACCCTTATAAAAGGCAAGTTGCTGTTTATTTGCGGCTGGTTTATAAACACAATGCGCGCAGGCCAGCTGTTTAAATCTACCTTGTAATCTGTATTGGCTTCCATTGTTTGCTCTGCGCCATCTGCATCATTGTACTTAACAGAAACTACACTACTTACTTTGCCTTTGCCTAATTCTATGTAAGAAGTTGGCCACTCGTTTAATTGGAGCAACCATGTGGCGTTCATGATTTGAAGCCATGCAAAATCTTCTACCAAATTAATAGCTGCATAAATTAAAGACTGCACAAGCGTATCTTCCGCACTATGGGTGATGCGGCAATAACCCTTAACCTCTGATAAGGTTACGGGAAAGGTGCTTGCTTTGGTTTTTAAAATATACATTTTTATTTCTTCTTGGTAGTTGGTTTAGGTTCAGCCGGAACTTCTTCTTTGCTTGCCTCTGGGGCGGTTTCTGTGATTGGTTCAGTTGGCGCTTCTTCCTTCTTAGGTTCAGCAGGAACCTTTTCTTCTTTTGGCGCTTCTACTTGCGGCTGCTCTGGTGCCATTTCTGCAAGGTTGGCATTGATAAGATCGTTTGCCAATTCTTCTTCTACCATAAGAACATCGCCCGGATTTTCGCTACGGTTGAACGGTGGAAAAGATGCGGCGGCTAATAAAATGACTGCTACTTTCATATTTAAAAAATTTGTTGCGGGGGCCGGACTCGAACCTGCGACCTTTGGCCTATGAAACCAACGAGCTACCAACTGCTCTACCCCACAATATATGGAGCAGCCCGCAGGCTGCTCCATTAAATTACGCTACTACTTGCTTGCAGTAAGCGAACGCGCCACGGCGGCGAAGTTTAACATCCCAGAAAGAATCAATTTGTACATCGATGATTCCCTCAGTTTTTAAAGTGTAAGGATCTACAATGATATCCAAACCACCCCACTGCATTAGGAACAATTCTTCCCAATTAGCGAAAATGATAGCACTTAAAGTAGCGCCAGAACTTGCCTTAACTAAGTTTTTAGGCACGTTGTTGCTAATGGCGCAACCGTAACCGTTTAACGGGGTTAAAGCATCGGAAGAATTCCAGATGTAGCCAGAAGCTCCACCTTCTTCTTTTGGTGCACCTTTTAAAGCACCGCGCACTTTGCTGTTTGTGTAGTAACCTAACTTACCAAAAGCGCCGTTTGCATCTGCAACCAAAGTTTCTAATGCAACAATGTCTTTGTAAGTAAGAGCGCTACCATTAGCACCAGTTAAGGTTAAAATGCCTACCTCTGAGGTGTAGGTTAAAATACCTTTTGGTTCAGACCCAGTACCAGAACCCGAAATGGCTTTTTGGTCTAAGCTTCTTTGAGTACCGTTAATTAAATCGTTAACGATTAACGACTCTACAGCCAAAGAAGACTGCACCAACATTTGCTTGGTGTACGGAATACGTGCACTTACGCGCTTTGGCTGACCTTTAAAGCTATCCATGTTTAACTGGGTAGCATCTGTATCGTGGGTTTCACCTTCCCAGATAGCTGTAGAGCTATTGCTGAAAAACGGCACCTGAAAATCTCCCTGCAAACCACTTACAAAAGTTGCACCTAATTGGCCTAAACCAGATTTAGCTTGCAAAGCCTCTACAAAATAGTTTTCTCCAATTTCTGTGGCTACAGAAACACCACCTTGGTCTCCTGCGGTAGTAGTTTGACCGGTAACAGAAATGGCTCTTTTGTTGCTGCCAATCATACGCAACACTTTTTCTGGCACACCTACACCGCGAAGCGTAATTCCTTTTTGGCGGGCTTCTTTTTCTGCTTCTTGCATAATTTCTGCTTCGAAGCCTTCTACATTTTTGCCAGAGGCAGCACGCACCATATTGTGCAAGCTGAAATTAGCACGAATTTCTTTTTCTTCGCCATCTGGGCCGCTACCAGGAGCGCCAACGGTTACTAAATTTTTTAAGCGAAACTCGGCTTCGGCTTTTGCTTTGTCGGCAGATAAACTGCGGATTTCAGTCTCCAAAGCTTCGAAGCTTGCAAGCTCGGCATCTGTCATGCCACGCTTTTCAGACTCTAATAAATTTTGAATCTCTCCAATTTTGGCGCGCTTTTCGGCTAATAATTGGTTGTACTCGGCGATTGATTTTTTCATTTTTTATAAATTAAAATTGTGATTGTAAAATTTTGATACGGTCTACAGACCTGCTAAAGTCTGGTTTAATTTGGCGCTCAAACTGCGCTTTTGCCTCTGCCAAACCACGCACACCAATGGTAGTTTCTGGGTAAGCTGGAAAGGTTACGGGGCCAACATCATATAAGCGCTTACATTTTAGTAAGGTGCAAAACCATTCTTCGCCCTTGCGCTCAAACTTGTAGCCACCATCTGAACTGCTGCGCACTTCAAATTGAAAGCTACACTCTTTAACATCTCCACGGCTCATGGAAATAAGCAAGTCGCGGCTGTAGCTGGTGCCTGGGTCTTCGTACTCGAACCATAAGCCTACAGCATCTACACCATACTTTAATGTTTCGGCTGTGGAACGGCCTAGTAAGAGCTCGCTTTTGTGATTCCACAAAGCGCGCACATCATCGTTTAAAACATCATCGAAGAAAGCAGGGTCTATGATTTCGCGGTAACCTCCCAAGTCTTCACTCATAGAGTTGAACTTAGCAGAATAGCCACGCACGATAGTTTTGCCGTTTTCTTCACGGGTTTTAAAACCGCCAACATTGGCAGTGTTTAAATATCTTTTTTCTAATGTTAATACCTTATCCATTTTCTTTTGCGGGTTGCCCGCCTCCTTTTTGCATTTGTAAAATTTTAGCCTCGTAGTAATCTTTAACCCATTCTTGCGGAACAGAATTAAGTGGGAACAACAATGAATCTGCCTGCTCTATTTTGTTACGGTCATAGAACTCGCGCGCCTCGTTTTGGGTCAGCACGCCACCATTTACCAACTTGCTTAATGAATCTGCCTTGGCAACCGCATCTGCACGAATAAGCGCTTCTAAATTAAAGCGGCAGTATTCGCCCTGCTTTGGGTTTAGAAGTTTAATGTTTATTTCTTGCTGGAAATTTGTAGCATACGGGGCAATAGACTGCAAGGCATAGTTAGCGCTGGATTGCTCCATTGAACTATAGCTTATTTTTGTCCAATCAAACAACTTATCTGGTGGTACATTTAACCAACGGGCAATGTCTACTACGGTTAACTGCTGGCTTTGTAGAAGCTGCATGTCTTCGGCTTTAATGGAAACAACCTCATACTTTAAGCCTTCCTCAAAAATGCGGGTTTCGCTGGAATTGCTTACACCTGACTTGTTTTTGAGGTCTTCCTTCATACGCAAATAAGCCTTATCGCTTAAGGCCTTATCTGTGCTGAAATAATCACGAATAATTGAACCGTTTTCAAAGAATTTACTTTGTAGGGCTTGTTGGCTCAGACCGATGCCCATAGATTTAGCGCCATATTTAATAATAGACTCACCAATGATGGGATTATCTCCGGGGCCTTTGAAGTGGAGCATTTGGTCTGAGCTAAATAAACCGCCGTATAGTGGCCCATTTTTGCCCGTGATTCTGTAGAAGACTTCACCGGTGATGCTATCTTGCAATACAGACACCATGGTAGAGTGTATGAACTCTAGGCGCAATGGGTTGCGGTGTATTAATGCGTAGCTGTTTCCACGTAATACTACATGTTTTGCACTTAATTCAAAGAACTTGTACCGCGTAACACGGGCAAATGGGTCTACTTCGCTGTTAAATAGCTGCGTGATTTCGTTGTTTATTGGCTCAGTGTTGCCGTTGGTCTTTTTGTAGAAGCCAAGGCCCAAACCTGCCAAATCTTGCGACAATAACCTTGTTGCCTGAAAAACTGCGCTTAGTTTCTGCATGCTTGTTATTGTGGCGTTAACAGAGCCCGTGCCAATAATGCCAGCCGCTTCTAGCAGCCCAGTATTGGTGATGGGCGCAACTACGGGTGCGTTGCGCTGTGCTCTTTTAAACTCAAAACCTAGAAATTTCGCCATTTGTTGAGCAAAATTGGTTCAGACCAAAAGAAAAAGTGAACAACATGGTTGTTATTTGGTGCGCGTGTCTCCAAATTTGCCCACTATTTTGTTTCGCACATTCTTAAAAGTATGGTAATCTGAGTAGCGCGGGCGGTAAAAGTAGCGCTCATGTAGATCGTTTACATGTTCGAAGGCCTCGCGCGGCGTTGGGAAGTGCCCGCAATGGTGGTAAAATTCTTCTATGAAGCCTAAAGTAGTGCTTAATTTAATGATTTCGGGCGGGTATGGCCTTACATTTTCGGTGGTTTTAGCGGTTATCAACTTGCATTTTGATTGATATTTAGGTTTGTTTTACATTAAAGTGTGCGGATGCCGCGGTCTTCGTAGATAGATTTCTCTTGCACGCCTTCCAAAAGTTCTTGCATGTAGCCACCTAGCGCGTTTATGGTAGCAATGATGCCATCTATCTTATTGGAAGACTTGCCGCGGTGCGGTTTAATATCATCATTGGGATTGGCTACTATTACTACATTGGAGAGCATCCATTCTGTAACTTTGTTGCCATCGTGATGAAACTTGCGGTCTGTTACAAGCTTTTCAAACATCTTAGTTGGAGCGCTCATGTAGTTGATGCCTTGGGGAAATTTGTTCATAGGCATGCCTTCTTCCATTAAGCCAATAACCAGCTCACTACTATTGTGGGGATCGTATGAAATTTGTTTGATGGTTATGTTTTGGGCAAGCTCCAATACATTCTTTTTTATGTAGGCATAGTCTACCACATTGCCTGGTGTTATTTTAATAAAGCCTTCATCTTGCCAGAGCTTAATATTTATATTGTCTTTTTGTGTTCGCTTTTCGCTGGATTCTTCCGGTATGTAGTAGCGCCAGAAATTAGAGTAGGAACCATCCTCATTAACAAACATTATTGCCAGCGCGGTAAAGTCTAATGAGCTCGCTAAGTCTATACCCATGTAGCAGTCTTTGCCATAGAATTGGTTCAAACCAAAATTTTTATGATTTTCTTTCCATCGCTCGTTTGGTATCCATGTTTTTTCGGCATCTGTCCAAATGTTTAAGTGCTTTGTTTTGAAAGAAACCTGCTTTCGCGGTGTGGAGATGGCAGATTTCTGGTCTGCAATAACCTTATCTGGAATTACGGAAACACCCCAATTGGGATTAGCTTTTATAAGTGCTTCTTCAGTGCGCCAATCATCGTTTTTATCCACGCCATAAATAAGAATAAAGTGTTCATCTTCAACAATGGTGCCGTTTAAAACCTTTTCGCAGTCTTTTATGTGTTCGTAATAAGGGCGGTTTTTGTCAACACCAGAGGTGCTAATGGAAATAAAAAGCGGTTCAACCTTCGCTGCCTGACCAGTCATAAGATTGTCTTTAAGCTCTGTGGTTTTCTGTTCGTGTTCTTCATCATACACTACCAGCGAAGCGCCACCACCCTCAATAGTACCAGCCTCACTGCTTATAGGCTTTATACTTGAATTGTTGGCAGCGTAAAATACCCCCGTTTTTAGGGGTTCTAGAATTGTCTTATTAATGTCCGGCGTAAGTTGCACCATGGTTTGAGCCGCCTTAAAGCAAATCTTTGCTTGGTCTCTGGCGGTGGCTGCCATATATATTTCTGCTCCAAATTCATCATCGAGCAAAATATGGGCAATAGAGATGGCAGCAATTAACTCAGTTTTACCGTTCTTTTTTGGAACAGAAATGGTGGCCTTTGAAAATCTACGGTAACCGTTCTTAATTTTCTTCCATCCGTAAATATTCCAAATTATAAACTGCTGCCATGGTTCAAGTTTCAGTTTTTTGCCTGCATCCTTACCTTTGGTTAACGGCAATTCTTGTATCAAATCTATGTAGCGCTGTGCATCTTCACTATCAAAATAGAACCCGTTTGCTTTAGCTTTGGTTAAATCTTGCTTAAACCTTTTGCAGGCTTTTACGATCCATTTGCATGCGGGTTGCTTTCCACTAATTACATCTATTGCATACTGCTCGGCGGGGTGATTCTTAGCTTTAACCATTGCTTTGCCCTTTCTTTGGGATAAGGCTTAAAAGCTTGCTTAACTTCTTTTCTGGTTGTTTAGCAACACCAACACGCGTGCGCGCACTTGGGCTGAATCCAAAATTTGCAGCAATTTTTTGCGCATTATTAAAAGATGCATTACATATTGCTACCAATGGGTGTGGCTGCATGTAGCCGCTTTTGCTTTTAATTACTTGCCCCTCTTTTTTTAACGCAACTTTACATTCGTAGTAGGTGCCCATTTCAATGCAGTAACTTATAAAGGTGTCCATGTCTACATTGGTAAGTAAACCCTGCTCCAACAATATAGGGCCAATTTCAAAATAAATATTTTTTGAATATTTGTTTAAAAATAAAGGAGGCTTAGGTAAAACTTTTATTGGCTCTGGTTCAAATTCGTTTTCTGGGGCGCGTGATTTTTGAAAAGTGCCCTGCTTTTTTTTTAACGCGGATGGTTTTGGCTTCGGCCCCCTTGCTCCCATTTTAATACCCCTACTTGAAAACTTGCACGCGCACACACAAACCTTAACCAACGGTTACTGGTTAAAAGCGCCAAAAGTTTTTTACCCCCACCCCCTCTTTATGTCGGAGGTAGTAAGCGTGAAGACTTAGTAAGTTGTTGCATTTGCCCTCGTGGGAGCTCTTAGAATTGTGGTGACTAGTGCAGATGCCTTGCAGATTATTGCGCTCGGTCTGGCTACCTCCTAGCTCTATTGGAATTACATGGTCAACCACCTGCGATTCTTGTATAATTCCATCCGCTTTACAATAAATACAAATAGGTTCATCAGCAATAACCAGCCGCCTAATCTTTCTCCATTGAGGCGAATCGTAGAACGCGCCACCATCTGACTTAGTCCATCTTGACTTATCTTTCTCTGGAATCCAACCAGGGCGTTTTGCTTTAGGTATGATTGGCATTAAGTAGAAGCTTTTGTTCTGGCACCACAGCCTGAACATTGTAACCTAAGTTACTTAGTAATCCGATTGCTTCTTCATAATATAGTCTAACGCCGTTGGTCTTAACTCTCCACCATCTCTGGTAATCCATCACGCCGTTAACCAGTGCTGCATCAGTAAGGCCCTGCTTTAATTGCTGGTCCTTAATCAAATTTAATAATTCGTTTTGTTTAATAGCTTGCGGCACTGCTTATTTAATATTTTAAATAAATATGTACAAAACTATTTATATTTTAATAAAACATAATTAACATGTTATACACCATTACCCGCACCTCTTACGCTGGCCTGCGTGATAGCCTGCTCATATTGGAGTCTATTTATCTCTCCCAATACAAATAAGTTGGCAGCATCTACCACGTGTTGCTGGAAATCATCCGAGTAAACAGAATGAGAACCAGCGGTTGACCTATGGCCTACTGCTTGCTTGCGTATATCTTCATCAATATATAAACGTTTGGCAATTGTGATCCAGGAGTGGCGCAACCATTTACTTGTTAAAGGGCTATCTATTGCCAATAACTTAGCAGCGCGGGCAATGCCTTTGTTTTGCTGCTTAAGCTTATTCTGGTACAGCTCCAACTCTTTAGCGTTGGTAATAGGAGCAGAAAGTATAGGCAGTAGGTATAGGCTGCGCCCATCCCAATATTTATTAATAAGGTTCATAATCTTATGTATGGCTTTTACTTTGACCGGTTGCCCAGTCTTTGCTCTACTGAAACAAAAGTAACCATCTATTAAATTAAACCGCGTAAGGTTGGCAATATCTATGAAGTCTGCACCTTGTAGATAGAAACCGATAAGCCAGAAATCTACAGCACGCTGCTGGGCTGTAGATAAGTTGGCACGCTCTAGCTTATGGATATCATCTTGTGAGATATTACGCGGCATTGTGCGGGTTTGGGATGGTGTTAAGCCCACTTGAAACGGATATTTAAAAGAGGTTTCAAATACTTCTTGTCTTTGAGCCTCTCTATAAATAGCGCGCAAAGCCCTTATGTAGTTGTTTATTGAATTGGGCTTTAGGCTTTCGCTTTCCTTTTGCTGGCGAAACTTAAGGAGCAAAGCATAGTTTATATCACTTAGGTGAATGTCGCGGCGGTTGAACTTTATAAATTGGTCCACAGCTATCTTATACCAGCGTGCGTTGCCTGGCTGCTTCTTATCTTCGAAATCCTTTATTAGTTGCCCTGCAAACTTTTGAAGCGTGTTATTTTGGACCGCGCCTAAAATCTTTTGTTTTATCAATTCTTTTGCCCCTTCTACGCTCATACGTGTAGCGTATACGCTGTGCATTACTTCATCAAGGTCGGCCCCTATTACTTCTAAATACTTAACTAAGCTCTTATATTTTGGGTGAGTAGGCAAAGGAAAGTTTGCTTCTTTGGACCAGTGCGCTGGGTCAACCGGTGCTGGAAGAAAGCAATAGGTGGTAGACCGCGCAATGGTTACCCTAATAGCTAGGCGAGATTTGAATAAAACAATTTTGTGGCTCATAATAGTAGGTAAAACATAGGTAAAACAAATTTTAACTTTTATAGCATTTTATAGCATTTTATAAATTTTTGGCTGAACATGAAAAAACCCGCCAATCTTGCAATTGGCGGGTTTTGTAAGGGTGGAGGCACATGGATTCGAACCAAGGACCCTCTGCTTGTAAGGCAGATGTAAAATCTAAAATACTTGTTTGGTTATTAATGTTTTGCATTTTGGGTGTTTATATTTGGTAAAACATAGGTACAACATTTAGTCGCGGGCGATGTCTTCGGGGTAAATCTTTATTAATGTGGCGCTTCCATTGTCTTGCCATTTAACGGGGCCTACTTGCTGGGCTATTTGCAGCATTTTGCAGAAAGCTCTGTACATTACATCTGCTCTGCCTTGCTTTTGTAGCTTTAATTGAGAAAAACTTTTACCGCCGCTACTATTTGCCAGCACACCCATGGCAACGTTTGTAAAAAAACTATCATCTACCATGCCCTGCATTATAATAGTGGCAATAGTATCTTGGTAGGTAATTTGTCCGCTTAAAAATAGCAGCAATACAGAAACCTGCGCGCTGTTGGTGGTTTTAAAATACCCATCCTTATCTATCTCTACCATAAGGCCAGCATCAAATAGTACTTTCTTTAAGTGCTTTACAGCGGTGGCACTATCTACTTCTATGGTGACCTGTTTTGTTCCCTTGGGAACGCCAATAAATGTTCTTTGGGCTTGGGCTGAACCAAAAGCCAATAATAAAAGGAACATGAAAATTAAATGCCTCATTTTATCATTGTTTTAATGGTTTCCAATGCATCTACAAACATGTATAGCTTATAGGCTATGTAAATTACAGCCACATTGGCCACAGCTTGTAAAATTTCTCTAAATCCGATTTTACCGCTTAAATAAGTTTCTTTTTTTTCTGTTTGGTTCTCCATAGTGTTTTGTTGTTTAGTTGTGTATTAACTTAAGTTTTTGTTTAGTGCAAATTTAGTTTTATTTGTTATTATACAATAGTGATTTAATAAAATCTCTTTGACCATCAATAAATTCCTTTTGTTGAGTAATAAATTCTTTTTGGTTTTCAATAACATACATTAAACTTTTAGTGACCACTTCAATTTGTGGCTTTTTTGCCTCATAAGTTTCAATCGGTTCATTAACCTTGCTTTGTTTAGCACTAAACACAGATACATCTACTTTTAACAAATCAGCTATCTGCAAAAGTCTACTATAGTGTACTGTTTCTTTTTTGAAAATTCTATGCATAGCCTGCTCTGTCATGCCCAGCATTTCTGCAAATTGCTTGACTTTAAAGCCTTTTTGCATAATCAATTCCTTAATAATTTCACCTTGGTTATTCACAATATTTGTTAAAAAAATGTTAATAAATATAAACTAAACTATTTGTTTAGTACTAAACAAAAACTAACATTTGCTACATCAAATTTAAACAAAAAATATACATTTTCAAAATATGAACAAAAGCGATGCCATAAGCCTAAAAAACCAAATACCATTTGGAGGCATAAAAAAAATTATTGAGGAGACTGGCGTTAATCATATAACAGTCTCTAAAATACTTAGAGACTTCCCAAAGTGTACCGTTAACACTGATACTTTTATAAAAGTTACAGATAAAGCCTACCAAATTATCAAAGAAGATCGGGAAAAAATTGATTTAGGAGCGGCTAAACTGGCTAAACTTTTAAATCAAAATCAACACTAAACCCACTAAACCATGCTCACACTAATAAACACCATCTGCATTGTAGCAATAGTTGCTGTAATAGCCCATGTGTATCTTATGGATGCCAAAAAACGCGAAAACCATTTTAAACAGATTCATGGGTTCAGCCAGAAAGATTTTAAGGAGTTGCTTAAAATGATGCGTGATAGTAATTACCCTGCTAATAAGCAGGTTCAAGATTTTGAGAAATATAAATACAATTAATACATTTTTATGAACCAAAGAAAAGCAAAAGCCTTGCGTAAATACGCGGTAGCACTTATTACTAGACATGAAGCCGATAGAGGCGAACCATTACAAAATTCTTATATTAATCGTAGTAATGGGACCAAAGTAAACATTAACCACAAGCACCGTATTATTAGAAGAATTGTGCGTAAAAACAGAATTCTAAAGATGATGGGCTTAAGTAAGCAGGTTAAATCTAAGTAGTGTATGAGCGCCGAAAACCTTGCCATTTTAAATGAGCTTATGAGCCTGCGCCAAGAAATGAACCACATTTTAGTGGTACTGCGCGAGCATAACTTAAAGAAAGTAAAGGAGTGGGTGAGCATTAAAGAAGCCTGCGAGCTTATGAACTGCTCACCCTACAAATTAAGGCAGCTTATAGAAAACGGGTTTATAGTGAGCTCTAAAAGTGGAAACAAAGGGGCGCTTGTAGCTATTTCCCGCAAATCAATCAATCAATTTTTCGAAAATAAAATATATGTGCCAAGCTATGCCACAAAAAAAAGAGTTTAGTAATTTGTTTCTGGTGTTAGAGAAAAAACCAATGGTAACCCGCAAAACAATGAGCGGAAGATTACAAAGTAAGCAAGAATTGGTTTTGCGCGATTTGTTCCCAAGCAATACAGAGGGCGCGCACACGGTGTTGTTTTACGATAGCAGCCTTAAGCACCTAGAAACTATTCTGCCTGGGGATGTGGTACACCTTACTTTCACTTTACACGCTGGAACCAGCACCAGCGGCATTAATCATACAAATTTAGTACCTCGTAATATTTCAAAATATGAAAAAGACATTTAAACAGCTATTGGGCAGCAACCCAAACCGCTTAGAACAAGCCTTAATTACCACTGCCGTTGCTTTGGGCATTGCAAGCTGCGCCTTTGGGTCTATCGCAATTTTTTATTATATCATAATCAAACTTTAAACAAACATTATCATGCAATTTCCTACACAAGCGGCAGTTATGCCGCAAGCAGCACAAATCTTAACTTTTATTGATGCGTACTTTAGTAACACGCCTATAGAAGACATTACCACTCCCATGCTTATAGAGCAGGCACATAAAATAGGAATGCAAACTTCCTACTATGCCAGCATAAACGAAATGGCCACCATTTGCATAGAGCTAGATGCCGAACCTGCCATTATTAAAGATTTGTTGGATAGGGCCTATTCTATGTCTCCCATTAGCGAAGTGAGTGCTGTTTACCAATTGGCTATTAACTACAACAATAAAACCATTTATGGCAACCAGAGCAAAACGAGCGCGGCAGACATCGCCCAAGCCATGGGCAGTAATAGGAATTACAAACATTGGCGCCATATCACTGAAAATTTGGCAAAAGCCCCACACCAATCATTACAAAGTAAGTCTTAAAGCCATTACCGAAGAAGAAAGCCCAATTTTTAAAGGCTGGGAGCAAGCAGATTCTTACTACAGATATGCAGCGGCTCAACTTAGGCTGAACCCATTACTAAAATTAAATCAAATTATACAAACATGACATACAACATTAATTGCATACACGCACAGCTTTATGAGCGTAGCGCACTAAGATTTGCCAAAGATAAAGCAGGTAAAGAAATTAAGTTTCAAACCATGACTTTTAAAGTGCCGCGCCAAAACCCCAAAGAAAACGAAAAAACAGCGGTAGACTACATTACCATGGAAGCCAGCGCAGATGCCATTGATTTTGCAGATAAGTTTATACCGCTGTTTGATTGGTGCATGGTGGATTTTGCTTTAAGATCGTTTCAGTCTAAGGATGGTAAAAAGTTTGAAAAGAAAGTAGTTACAGCCATTTACCCCGTAAAGCCATGACAGACCGCAGCGCCGAAACCCAGCACGATGTGTTAAAGGCAGAATCTATTCGCCTTATTAAACACCTGCAAGCCGCCATTATGCTTTTAGAGGGCGAGGTTTTAACAAACAAAGACTTGCCAGAGGTTTGCCCTAGGCTGAACCAAATTTGCGAAGAATTACAAACCAACATTAATAAACTATAACAATGGACCAAGTAAAGAACCATCTCCATGGGTTACCCCAAAAAGAGAAAGAGCAGTGGCTAGAAACCAACGCTACAAAAATTGAAGAAGGCCAATATTTTAGGCCTTACGATGGCGAAGACCTTAACCAAGGCCGCACAGATTTTACCGCCAAAGCTATTGAGCTTACACGCATTGAGGCAGAATTTGAAGAAATTAAAAACAACTTCAAAGCCAAAATTAAAATGGCCAAAGCCCAGCGCGCTATTTTAATGCAAAACCTAATGCAGCAAGGCGAGTGGCTGGATGGCAAACAATACATGTTTGATGACCAAGAAATAGGCATGATGCATGTGTATGATGAAAGCGGGCAAATTATTAGCAGCCGACGCCTAAGACCGGAAGAAAGGCAAATGAATCTTTTTAACCCCAATGCAAAAGTTAGTTAATTATGAACGATAAAAAATATATTATAAACCCAGCTCCAGGAACTGAGGTGTTACAAATTTTGGAAGGTCCAGCACCTAAAATTTCTTATCCAGTTAAAGTAAAAGTAAACGGTGATATAAACGCCGTTATGGAATTTGTAAAAGCGCCAGATAATAATGGAAAATTAAAGGATTCTATTATTTTGGTAGATTTTCAAAAGGGTGTAATTGAGTTGAACTCAATCCCTGCCTACCCAGATAAAGGCTTTTTAATTACCGCCAAATTAGAAATGTTTGAAGACTTAAAAGCTTTTGGAATCAACGCTTCAAAATTCTTTAACCTTACAGAACTAGAAAAGTTTGTGCGTATGACACGCTTTTATTTTACCGATAAAGATGCACACTTGGCATTAACCGGTCAATTAAGAAGCTTTACCGCCAAAGTAAAAAGCGATTTAGCAGCGGCGGCAGACCAACGCGGTAACAAAAATAACATGTTTGTTAAAGAAGTTTCCAGCGATTTAGCTACCTCGTTTAAACTTACCATCCCCATCTACAAGGGGCTTAAGGCTCACACTTTTTTGGTAGAAATATGCTACGATGTAACCGATAGCTCTGTACGTTTCTGGTTAGAATCTGTAGAACTTTTTGAACTCCTTAAATGTAGCGCCGAAGATGAACTAAACCCGCAAATTACAGAATTAAGGAATTTAGGGTTTACCGTGATTACTTCATAAAAACATTGGCAAATGAAAATGGCATGACGAGAGCCTTACAAGGTGACGCGCTTTTAACATTTGCCTTTAGTCGCCGCCCGTGACTTAAAAATGGGAGTGGATGCATTGCTAAATCGTTTGAATGGGGCTTTGAATCTGTCGCTTAGCGAGAGGTTAAGTTTAAGATTACAATGCATCCTAAATGGGGAGGTAGCTCAGTTGGTTAGAGCAGCGATGTGTTCCGCGTTGGTCGGTGGTTCGAGTCCACCCCTCTCCACGCCTTTGACCACGTATAGCGGCTTGCAAATGTGGTTCACCAAGAACGGAGTGACGTACGGCGCTGGCAGACCGCATATAGTCTGCCTTTAATTTTAAACTAAATGAAAGACTACAAAGTAAAAATTGTAACAAACAAGGCAGTTATAACCTCAGTAGAAAACGAGTTTGCCAGAAAAACATTTCAAGATATAGGGTCAATGATTTTATATGTAAAAGCTAAAAATATTACAATCGTAAACCCAGAATCGCTTCCAGTAAATTTTAGAGCCCAACTTACTACAGAAATATGAAATTACTTATTATAGACTTATTCTCTGGTGCTGGTGGTGTAAGTACTGGCTTTTCTTTGGCCAAAGATTGCAAAGTAATTGCAGCGGTAAACCATGATGATATGGCCATACAAAGCCACACCGCAAACCACCCAGATGTATTGCATTTTGTGGAAGACATTAAGCATATACAAATGGAGAAGCTTGTAAAAATTGCTACAGATGCAAAAATACAATATCCAGATGCATTGCTATTATTATGGGCTTCTTTAGAGTGTACCAACTTTTCTAAAGCCAAAGGCGGCTTGCCGCGCGATGCAGATAGCCGCTCTTTAGCAGATTACATGCCTTGGTATGTAGAAAGCCTTAAGCCAGATTATGTAGGTATAGAAAATGTGATAGAATTTATGAGCTGGGGCCCATTAGATGAAAACGGCAAGCCATTAAGCAAAAAAGAAGGTTGCGACTATATGCGATGGGTTAATGAAATGTGTGCTTATGGATATAACTACGATTGGCGCGAATTAAACAGCGCAGATTATGGTGCTTATACCAGCCGCAAAAGATTCTTTGCCTATTTTGCTCAAATTGGTTTACCTATTGTATGGCCACAAGCCACCCACAGCAAAGCAGCCAGAAAACAAGAAATTGGTTTGTTTGAAAACCTAAAGCCGTGGAAAGCTGTGCGCGAAGTATTAGACCTAGAAGACAAAGGCAAAAGCATTTTTGAACGCAACAAGCCATTAAGCGAAAAAACTTTAGAACGCATTTATGCCGGATTAATAAAATTTGTGGCTGGGGGAAAGGAACAATTTAGCATAAAATTTAACAGCATGAGCCAAACGGGCAAATATGTGGCGCCAGACTTAAACGACCCTTCGCCCGTAGTTTCTACCCAAGGCCGTTTAGGCCTATGCCATGCAGAATTTTTGGCAAAACATTACAGCGGTAAACCAGAGGGCAAAGTAATTAGTGCCAATGGTCCAGCGGGTACCATCACCACGGCAGACCATCACTCATTGGTTCAGCCAGAATTTTTAGCCTCCTATTATGGCAATGGAGATAATTTAACAGACCCTAAAAACCCATGCCCTACTATTACAACTAAAGATCGAGTTTCTTTAATTCAACCACAATTTATATATAGAGATTTTGGAAGCGAAACCAACCAATCTATAGAAAACCCCGCTGGCTCTATTACCGGAAGCCCTAAATTAAACTTGGTAAGTTGTTTTTTAGTAAACCCGCAATGGTTTAACACCAACGGCGGCAGCATAGAGCAACCTTGCGCCACACTTATTGCCCGCATGGATAAAGCGCCAATGTATTTGGTACAAGTAGAAGGTGGAGCGCTGGCCATTGAGGTATATACTACAGATAGCCCAATGATGGTTAAAATTAAAGAGTTTATGGCCATGTATGGCATTTACGATGTAAAAATGAGAATGCTTAGAGTAGATGAATTATTAAAGATTCAAGGCTTCCCAGATAATTACATTCTATTGGGTAACCAAACCCAACAAAAAAAGTTTATTGGTAACAGCGTGGTGCCCATTGTGGTTACTAGCATGGCCAATGCATTAGTAAGCAAATTTTCTAAAACATTTAAAGTAGCATAATTAAACATTACCATGAACAAACCAAAACTAGTTTTCGACAACAAACACCAAGCAGGTTACACCGTGCACCCTTATTTTCAGAAAGAATTGGAGTTTGTTACGCTTGAACCTATCGCGCACGGACCAGTGCAGTATTTTAGTAACTACTTTTTTAATCAATTGCTATCGCAAAAAAGTATTGAGCCAATGCAAAATCATGCAGAAATTGAATCGCGGGTGAAGGTGGCTATTGAATTGAAAAAAAATAAAAAAAGTAGCAATGACTAAGAGCCCAGCATTTCAATTTTATGCAGATAAGTTTATATCTGGCACCGCGCATTTTAGCGCGGCCCAGGTAGGGGCTTATATAAGGCTTTTGTGTTTTCAGTGGGAACACGGCGCCATCCCAAACAGCCCCGCAATGCAGTTGCGTATAGCTGGTTGCGCAAAAAAAGAACTGGCCGAAGTGCTTCAAAAGTTTAGCGCAGTAGATAATTCCTTGCTGAACCAAAGACTAGAGCAAGAACGAAAAAAGCAAGAAATTTGGAGAGAAAAAAGCGCTTACGGTGGTAAAAAAAGTGCCGAAAATAGAGCAACCAAAAGTCAACCAAAAAGCAACCACCCTTCAAATTTGGTTGAACCACCCTTGCAACCAAATGAGCAACCAAAAGGCAACATTTCTTCTTCTTCTTCTAATAATATCTTGTATATAAGTGCGCGTGAACAAACTTGTTTATTTTTTGGGGTGAGCGAGCAAAAACACGCACAAGCTTACTTTAACATTAGCAACTGCCTAGAAATTATTGAAAAAGAAAATCAATTGCCCTATTACCTAGAGCAACTAACCGCCTACAAACAATTTAAAGCCGCCACCCAGCAACAAGTGTGCAATTGGAACACGTGGCTATTGGGCGAAGAAAAAAACGTAGGGAACGGCCATTGGTGCCGCGAAGATTATAAAATTAAACTTAAAAATATTGAAAATGCAAAACTTAAAACCAATAATGGCGGCAGTGGTCCAGCAACAACAGCCATTGCCTCTGGAAGAATTAAAGACTTCGGAAAAATTGAATTGTGATTTAGCAAAAGAGGTTTTCTGGAAATATGCCCGAAAAAGGGCAAAAAAAGAGCTAAAAGCGGAGTTTTTTATAGATAATGAGAATAAAACTACCGTTGCCGCTTTTGTGGCCTACTTTACAGCCAATACAGATTTATGCGCAGAACTTGGGGTTGACCCAAGAAAAGGCATAATTCTCTTTGGAAACCCTGGAAGCGGCAAAAGTATGCTCTTTAGAATTTTGCGCGATTGTTTGGAAAGCGAAAAGCCCATCCAAACCGCAGATGGTTACACCATAGAAAGAAAACTATTTTGCAGGTCGAGCTTCTTAACCTGCGAACACATGGCCAAACTTTACATGGCTAAAGGCGAAACAGAGCTTCACAAATTTGGCAAAGATGCCGTTAAAAAGATTAATGGAGATTACTACCCACACCACGCCGCGTTTGATGATTTGGGAGCCGAAGAAGTACGTATGAACTACGGGAACAAAAAGGAAGTAATGGTAGATTTGATAAACGAAAGATACGATCTTTTTATACAGCACGGACTTTTAACCCACTTTACCACCAACCTTACCCCCGATGAAATAGAAAAGCGCTACAGCACCCGCGTGCGTAGCCGCCTAAAACACATGTGCAACATCTTAAGCCTAGGTACTGGCGAAAGTTATAAAGATAGGAGGTAATTATGAATAATAAAGAATTTTCAATATACGATTTAAAAACGGGCAACGTAATCAATTACCATAGTGAAGATGGCGAGATATTTCCACATAAAATAGATTGGCAAGATTTAAAGTGGCTGGAAGAAGACCCTAAAGGATTTAACATGGTGCACTCACCAATAAAATTGGCTGAAGAACATTTGTTGCTATTTGGGTTTTCAGATAAAGACTACAAACCAGGCTTTATAGGGATAGATTACAGCGGAAATGTTATTTTAGATTTTGTACTAACTAAACCCCTACATAAAGGAGAATGGCAAAAATTTTACGTTTTCGAATTTGCAGACCATAGATTTTTAAAATTTGATTATTTGCACGAATTTCAAAACTTCTTTTATTCCATCACCCAAATAATGCCTGCCATACCAAAAGAAGCAGATATGCAATTAAAAATTAATTTGTAAAATACCTATGAATCAAGTATTAATGTCTCCCAAAAATATAATTTTATTTAACATACATTTTGAATTAAACAAAGTATGTAGAGATAATATGTACTATTCAATAACTACTTATAAAAGAATAAGCAGTTTTCAAATAAATTGGATTACCAAACATGGCCCCATTAAAACAATAGTTAACCCCAAAAAGAAATACCTGTTTACAACTAAAATAAACGGCAAAACATACTATTCAGATAGAATTTTATCTGTTCAAATGCTGGTAGAAACTAATTGTACCCAATACACAAAAAATTAAATCAAATGTCAAATTTTAAATTAAATAATATGTCTAAAGAATTTAACGAAAACCCATTTTTAAAAGATACACCGGTAGTGCCTTTTAGTAATGGTACAGAATCAATGGTTTATTCAGAAATGAATTGTCAAAAATGCATTAACTATGAAAGTGAAAGTGAAAAAGAAGAAGATGCTAAGTGTAAACTTGCTTTTCATTTAGACTTAGGGAATATCTCAGGTGATATTCCTTTGTGGGTAGCAAAAGAAATTGGTTGTGATTATAACCCATTATATGGTAGTGTCAGATTGCACAAAAAATGCCTTAAATTTAGTGATGGCAGTGCGCCGTTTTAATATTACTACAATGGTTTGCAGCTACCAGAATGGCGTTATTTTAACCATAAAATAAACTAATAAAGATGAATGATAATTTAACCACAAATGCTTCTAAAGAAGCCGAAAACCCATACTTTTTAGTAGGTGCTGTTAATAGTAGTGTATTTAATGTTGTCTATTATTTTAATGTAAAAGTCATAAACCATAAGCGTGAAATTGTTGAGTATATTTCTTGGTCTGACTTAAAATGGGAATTGCGTTTAAAATACGATTGGTATTTTAAGTACAGAGCTGCTTTGCTCCAGGTTAAATACCCAAAACTTGAAGTTCAAACATGTTGGGGTAATAAACCAGCAACCGGAAAAACCCTTGAAGAAATTAGGCAGGGTAAAATAAAAGCAAAAAAAGCAGCCATTACCAAAGCAAAAAACAATCTTTTTGGATATACGAAGGAATTTGAAACGTACAAAATGAATTATTCTGAGTTATTCCCAATTACCGAAAAATTAGAATATCAAGAATTTCTTAAAAACATTGACTTGTTAAACCAAAAGATTAATAAACTCTCATTTGAATTGCGGGCTATTTAGCATTACTGCCAACGCTTTTCGTATATATAACAATTACAAAAACATGGAAATAGGAGAAATAAGCCCATCTATGGGTGTAAATACCAAACCTGCTAAAGATTACATCATTGGTGGGTATTGGTTAAAAATAGACCCAAACATGCCAGATTGGATGTTTGATAAATTGAAAGAGGCCATCTGGCACTACAAAGTGTGTATTCCAGATTATAGGCTAGAGCCAAAGAGTAAAAATGTAACAACTTTTAAGGACTTAGAATTTAACGAAAGTATGAAGTGAAGGAACACACCAGAATATACCTTACCGGCATGTGTTATGATGTGAGCGATTTTGTGCCGTGCGAGGTTTGCCAGAAAAAAGCGGTAGATATACACCACATAGAAAATAGAGGCATGGGTGGTAGTAAGTCTAAAGATTATCTTTTAAACCTCATGGCGCTGTGTAGAAAGTGCCACAATGAGTATGGAGATATAGAAGCACTATTGCCCGCGCTTAAGGCCATACACGTAAAACAGATAAACGCGCGGCGCAAAGAATTAAGCTTGCAGGGTTAGCCCCTTGCAAGCTTTTGTTTTTATAGCACAAAAAAAGCCCGCATTACTGCGGGCTTCAACTAAATTAATAAACTAAACGCTCCCAAAGGTGCAAATATAAGGCTTTATCTGCTTATTGCCAATATGCAAAGTATGGCCATTAGTATAAGGGCTATTTTCCAAAATAGTAGGCTTTTTTCTGGCGGTGGCTCTGGGCAATTGCTGGGCACTTTTATAATTTTGGTGCGGTAAATGGTATCTCCTATGCAGGTGCCGTATATGGTGCTGCTATCGCCGCCGCGGCGTATGTAGGTTATTTTTAGGCGGTCTTTGTAAATTATTACCGTATCACCAGGGAGGGCCACAAAGGTGCTATCCTTTTCTATGGTTTTGGTGTAGATGGTATCTTTTACTACAGCATAGATGGTATCTTGGCTGCAATACTTCTTTTGCATGCGTTGGCGGTGCCATTGGCAGCCACCCATAATACTTGCTAAAATTACAAATAGGAACAGCGCTAATAAAATGCGGGCAAATAATTTCATACTTTTATTTTTTAGGTTTTAATTTTTGGTTTAGTTTTTCTGCTTGCTTGGCTTTGTGGTCTGCTTGTACCTGCTTGCATAGTAGCGTGCGTTTGGCATCTTCTTGCGCTATGCCTGCCAGCTGCTCTGGTGTGGGTTGGTAGTTACTTATTTTTAACATACCTATACTTCCTAAAAGCCCTCAAAAAACCATAGCTAC